GCTTCGGAGATAGGTAAGGTAGTACGAGAGCCATTTTCAGAATACGTTATACACATATTTAAATCCTCTATCTCTGTTAAACACAAGCAAATCTCTTTAGACTTGCCACCAAAAATCTCTAAAAGTATAGCACATTTTGCCTTCGCTGTCCACTATTTGTAGTCTATTAAACTAGCGAAAGTTTCTAATTATCCACCTAGTTCCTATTATGCTATCATATTTAGGAGTGATAAGTGAATAGTTCTTACCCTTATTAAAGATAAACCACTTGTCTTCTTTAATACTCATGGATTTATCGTATCTAAAACCTTTTTCTTTAAGCGAGTTAAACGCTTGGTCTTTGCTTTCAAAAGTCATTCGTCTTCTCCTTCAAATTCAGGTTGATCATTAAGTACAATCTCTCCATTCTCAATCATGGTATCTACCATATCAGTTAGTCTATCCATATTAAGTTACCTCCAAAGGTATCAATTCATCCTTATTAGAAAATAAAGTAATTTCATAAGTTTCTCCATCCTCTGCAGTAATTACAATATCTCTTACTAAAACTTCTTTGTGTTTAGTTAAAGGTTTTGCTGAAGTTACCGCAACCTTACTTACTCTATGAATGCTTGTTGTTAAAAATGACATATCTCTCTCTCCTTAAATTATTATTATTAAAATTATTTTGCCACAAAAGCCCTAAAAGTATAGCACATTCTTGGCTCGGTGTCCAGTATTTGTAGCCTACTAAACTAGTCTGCCCTGTATATTGCTGTTGCTTTAATATCATAGTTATTCAATACTCTAGCATAAGCTAATGCTCCTTGCTCTTTAACATCCATTGATTGACCATGATAATCAGCAGGATTCCAAACATCATAGCCACCAAGATGTGATCTGTATTCAACTATCCCTTCTTTCTTTAAAGCTCTAGCAAATTTAGTAGTTGCTGGTCTTATATTAACCCAAGCAAAACCGCAGTATAGAGGTTCACCATACTCTTCATTCGCTTCTGGATTAGTCATTCGCCAATGAAATAACCATTCTTCAACAGCTTTCTTGGCTTGTTTAACACCTTCCTCATGTATTTGTAAAGGTGTTTTAAAGTCTATTACATTACTCATAGCTATCTCCTATTCAACCTTTGAAATTAAACCATCTTCCATAGTTACATTAGCAAAGAACTCTCTACCTTTTATCCCTGTTATACTAGGTCTGTTTGATCCTGTTAAAACACCATTATTCTTATACTCTTCTCCAAACATAGAAGTTTCTGTATAATTTAATGAACTACCAACCCTCTGTTTCAATACTTTTTTACTTGTATAATTAAATATCAACATATCTATCTCCATTATTAAACATATTGCTTTGGTAGTAAACTAGTTCTGCCAAAGCCTTAAAAGTCTACCACAATCCACCAAAAAAAGCAACTATCTTATGCTAGTTATAAATAGTTAATTAAATTATTAGATCGGGCTATTGAATTAGACCAACAATGCGAAGCACTAGTTATAATAGTAAAGGTACAGCTAAAGGTACAGTTAAGGTACAGGTTTTGAAGGTACAGTTGATAAAAAGGTACAAGGAATTTAAGAAAAAGGTACAGTTAAAATCGCCATCAATAAGTGGCACGAGTTCAAAAACTGATGTTCATATTCAAATAGTCCTAAGTCTTATTAAATCTTAGTCCTTGTTCACTAGGTTGGTTGGTCTGCAGGAATTAATAAGCCTGCTTCAGCAGTCTATAAAAATCTCTTAGACATAAAAAAAGGGCAGACTCAAAGCCTACCCTTTTTTTCTCCCTTTTAACTCACTTCAGGATTATCAGCAAGATACTGTGCTATAGCATCTTTGTATTTCTTCGGTAAAGTTTTAGTAGTAGATATTAGCTTATGAGCTTCTTGGAAAGTAAGTTCTCCTTTCTTCGCAAAGCCATAAAGACAACCTACGATTTGTTTTTGGTAAGCCCATTTATCTTTGGCAGGTTTATTCTTCGAGAATTTAAAAGAGATAGCTCTTATCTGTCCATAAGAAGCAGGCTCTTGTAAACGCTCATCGTCTACTTTATTAATATCAAAAGTTGTATCCATAATATACCTCCTTAGGTTTATTGGATTTTTAAGTTAAGCAAATCAATATAACTTTGAAGTGCCATAAAATCAGATGAATTTTCACATCTGAGTTTTTTAACACGAAGTCCAGATGACAAATAAGTGTCAAGATGAACTTCTGCATTAAATCTGTTATAAGCTTCGTCTGCGTGGTGAAACTCTAAAGTTTCATCGTTGTTGAAGGTTATTAATATACTCATAATTTTCTCCTGTTTTTTGTGAGTCTCACAAGCCTGACGGGCTCACAAAAAGGTAAAGGAGAAAAGCTATGTAAGTATATCAATTGACCGCACAAGAACGATAGAAAGTTCTTGGGTTTCACAAGCAGACACAAGATTCAGATTTAAGGTTGATTAGTTCATCACACTTATTTGACCTTTAAGATTCGTGTAACTCAGATGTGAAAAGGCAGCTAGACTTTTATGAGTACTTTAATGGGATATTAGATTTGCTAGCTTAAAAAGACGATGAAGATAAGGTGAATATATTATGAGATACTCTTTTGTCCTTATATTGTAGACGCTCGTTTACGTCTGCTACTGAAAAATCTGCCAAGTCTTTGAAATCTTTAAAGTTTGTGAAGTTAATGTTTATAATATAAACACTTAAGACTTCACAAACTTTGTAAACTAGAAAGTCTTGGCAGATTTTATGGACAGAACTATCTCTTAAATTCTCATCAACCTGACCATACTTGGGATTACATACAAATCTAGGTTGTCTCCTGCTTTGCACTGTAAAGTCTACTTAGTTTTCTAAAGATCAAAGCTAATATCTACCTTACAGTCTTTACCGACTACAAAGATGCTATAGTTTGCACAGTATCTTACTCCTTTTGATAATCTATTTGAGTTGAGGAGCTGGTAGGCTTTAAAGAGTCTGCCATCCATAAAGGTCTAAGAGTACCCTGCAGGAGACCAACCACCCTCCATCCATACTATATGTAGTGATCGAATGTTTTAAGGGAAATGGGTTGTAAACTAGAATAAGTCGGGCTATTAAGACTAATAGAGCTGGTGGGAATCCTATAGGTCTAACCTGCCTACCGGACAAGCCTCATTATACAGTTGAGAGAGCATTCTGTCAAGTCTTTTCTTGACTTTTTAGCATACGACTGTATACTAGTTTACATGGAAAGTATATTACCAAGTCTTTCAAAACCTAGAGAACTTACGGATAAACAACAACTCTTTCTTGACAGTCTAGTAGAAACACAAGGAGACCCTAAGAAGGCAGCAGATATAGCTGGTTATACAGGACACTACCAAGTCTCAAAAGCTTTAAAGAATGAAGTGTTGGAACTAACTAAGGATGTCTTAGCTCACAATGCTCCTAAAGCAGCTTTCAAACTTTTAGAGATCATGGAGTCTGATAGACCTATACCGCAAGCAAACAATAAGATTGTAGCTGCTCAGTCGGTTCTGGATAGAGTAGGAGTTTCCAAGACTGAGAAGTTAGATGTTAACCATCAAGTCTCAGCAGGAATATTCTTAATGCCGGATAAGAAACCGATAGAAGCTGAAGCAGAGGATGTAGAATACGATGAAACTTAAGCTAGGAACTTTTGAATATGTAATAATTATAACTACATCTTCTTATTTATTTGGCTTATTATTTCTATTGTTAAATAGAATAACTCTCTTTTAACATGGCAGATAAGACTACAATAATAAACATTGATGGTGATAATGAAAATGAGAAACAAGAATTACCAACTTGGTATAACTATGCAGAGGGCTTTGACAAATGGCGAGTCTTTCCAAGACTATTAATTGCTCTGTATGGATTAGCTTTTTACAGAACTACGGAATGGTTTATGGCAATGCCTGATCCTACTAATGCTCAAAGTGCTTTTGTATCAGTAATCGTAGGAGCAGGAGCTGGCTGGTTTGCCGTCTATGTAGGCAGAGGAAGTAAATAATGGCGTATTCACAACAAGTATTAGATAGATTTGCAAGTGTTCTCAAGGAACCGAAGAAACATTCAGTAGGTAGGTTTGATCCTGATGATGCTAGTGTAGCAACAGGCATGGTTGGTGCTCCCTCATGTGGAGATGTCATGCGACTGCAGTTAAAACTTAAAGGAGATTTAATAAAGGATGTTAAGTTTAAAACCTATGGCTGTGGTTCTGCTATTGCATCGAGTACTCTATTTGTAGATATGCTAAAGGGGAAGACAGTTGAGGAAGCTAAACAAATTAAAGACAAGGATATCGCAACAGCCTTAGAACTACCACCAATTAAACTTCATTGTAGTGTCTTAGCTGAAGCCAGTATTAGGAAAGCTATAGAAGATTGGGAAACTAAACATGAGTAAGATACCTACTTGGGCTATAACTGGATTAATCTGGATAATTGGAGGTGTTGGTATGTATTTCTTATTATTTAGTTGTAGTGTTTATCAACCATTAGACGGATTATGTTATACAGATAGAACCGGAACTTATGTATGTCCAGTATAAAAATGAATAAAAAACAAGAAGTAGCAGATAAAGAAGCAGATAAGATTTTAACTACACAAGTTTTTCCTAGTTATTTATTTAAGGAAGGAGAAAAATGGACTCATGTAGATAAGGTAGGTAATATCTGGTATGAAGATATAAAAACTACATATTCTGAACAGATGCAAGACGAACTTGAACCAATATTTAAAAAATGATACCTGAAGGCTATATTAAAAGGAGAACATCAACTATCCCTTACGGGTATGAGTTAGATGCAGAGACAGAAGGCTATCTTAAACCTATCCCTACACAGATTCATGCTTTAGATGTAGTGTCTGAAATGGTACATGGTGATGAAATAAGCCTAGCAGTAGCTGTAGATTGGCTTGAAGCGAGTACAAATAGAAGCATGTCTCGCATGGGATTAAAGAAACATATAGATAAAAAGTATGACGGAAGAAAAGAAGATATCGGAAATAAATTCGAATCTTTACTTGACAGATTCTAAAGGTGACCCTATACTTAATAAGGATGGTACGCCTCGTAAGAAGAGTGGTAGACCTAAAGGTTCTAAATCAGCTTATCATTTTACTAAGCAGAACCAAAAGAAAATTACTGCAAGGCAAGCTTTAAAACGTAAAAGGAATACAGTTGAAAAACTCGAAAAGAAATTACGCTCCAAAAAGCAAACACTCAAACAACAAGAGACCACAGTCAAAAAGTTTGAGAGTGCATCGGATGAACAGACAGTATCAAAACAGGGGAAGGTAGTAACGGAGACTGAAGTTAGCTCCCTACCTGATTCAGTACAACAACATCTTGATGCAACAAATTCCTTCGTGGCATTTATGCCGAATGAAGGTCCACAGACCGACTTCTTAGCAGCAGGTGAAAAGGATGTCCTCTACGGAGGTGCAGCCGGAGGTGGTAAAAGTTTTGCCATGTTGATAGACCCTTTAAGGAGCTGTCACATGAAAGGACATAGAGCTTTAATACTTAGAAGGTCTATGCCAGAGTTGAGAGAACTCATAGATAAGAGCAGAGAATTATATCCAAGAGCTTTTCCCGGAACTAAGTTTAGAGAAGTGGAAAAGATTTGGAATTTTCCAAGTGGTGCAAAGATAGAATTTGGCTTCTTGGAAAAAGATGCAGATGTATATAGGTATCAAGGACAAGCGTATAGTTGGATAGGTTTTGACGAAATCACCCACCTACCTACCGAGTTCGGTTGGAAT